CCATATCGCCCCCTAACGAAAAACCGGGGCCACTAAGGGGCCCCGCTTCCAAGTTCCGGCTTACTTGCCGATATTGCGCGGGCTCGGCATCCACCCGTCGCCAGGGTACGATTCAGCCGTCAGCTTACGCATGGGCATCTCGTTAATCTCTGCGAGCGCTTGGTTGTCAATCTCCATGCCGGGCGGCATGAAGTTAAACTTCGCTGCCTCGCCGTACGGAGTGCCCTTTTTGTCGATGTACCCTGATGTCTGGAACCCAGACTGCTCGCCAATATCATTGTGCAAGCCGCCAAGACCAGAAACACCAGGCGTCACCATAGTCATGGGACTGCCGAAGGGCTCCGGTGCCACTCCGCGCATCTGACCCTTATCAACTGCTCCTTTAGCCATGATTATCTCCTTAGACAGTCGGGTTAGCCGACGGTTGAACCACGTACTCGATCATGCCGACATAGGTGCCGGTAGCATCAGTACCCTTCTGCACGTAGAAAGAGTCGCCCTGAGACAGGGAGACCTGACTGGTAGCAGCCGTGGGCGTGATGCTGGTGCCGGTGGTGGCACCAGAACCGAACGTGCCGTAGGCCGTGGTGGTGGTCGTAGTACCGCTGATACTTACGACATTGACCACGTCCGCCGACGTGTTCGCCGTGGTGGGTTTCAGTGTGACTGCCTTGATCTTCATATCAAGGAACGCCGCGAACTTGGTACTTGTACCCGCGTTACCGTTGATCTGCCCAGTGGGGAGACCTTGAACGGTAAGGTACGTCGGGTTGTCGTACGCCAATTGCTTCTGAGACATGATTTAACTCCTTTGTTCAGTGTACGATTAGGCTTGGCTATCCCACTTCACAATACGGGCATTTGCAGCCAGCGTGTGAACGATGCCAAAGCCGCCCAGGTAGTACCACGCGACGCCCTTGCTGCGGCCGTAGTCCGACGGAATCTTACCGCGCATTTCTTCAGGCACCGCGATGGCCTCCGCCACAGTGTCGTTACCGAAGAAGAAGATCCAGTCCGACTTGGCGTTAGTCCACGTAGTCTGGGTGATGCCGTCAGTGCCAGTGCCCTTGGCGATGTTGGTCTGCTCGACGTAGCGGACGTTCTCGTAGCGCCCAATTTCGCCGTTCATGATCAACTTGAAGCCGGTGTCACTGTACTGGTGAATGGTCTCAAGATTGTTCTTGAAGCCACGCAGGGTGGTCGGCCATGCCAGAGCGTAGTAGTCGTCGCCCAGATAGGCAGGGATGTTGCGCTCCTTCATCGCATCAACAATGGACTTGGCGTGAGCATTGCTGTATGCGATGTTGTTGGTGCCCGTTACCGTACCGTTGGTGTACAGAGTGACAGCAGCCGTGTCAGTACCGCCGGTGGGGATTGCACGCAACACAGTTTGGTTGAACTGAGTCCAAGCCAGACGGTCGAAAGTCTTCACTGCGTCGTTCTTCAGCACCTTCTGAATCAGTTCCATAACCGGGAACTTGGACAGGTTGTCCAACTTACCAGAATACGGCACACTGTTGCCAGCTTCAGTGATAGTCAGGGTGCCCTGAGTAATCGTGAAGTTGGTTTCAGGCATGGTGTTGGTTTCCGTCAGCACGCCACCGGGGGTGACCACGTCCGAAAACACGTCCCAGGTGAAGAGGTCGCCCTTCTTCTTGCCTTGTTGGCTGGCGTCGCGAACGTCAGCGAACTGACGGAACTTCACCAGCGGTTGCACTGCCATACGCAGCACGTTGGAAAGTTGGCGGCTGTACATGAAGCCACCGAGCGAATTAACCGCCCACACTTGTCCTGCCATTTTGCTCTCTCCTTACGTTAGTTGCGCATCCACTGCGGACCACCACGGCTCTTTGCCATGTTGGCTATCACATTGGATGGGCTTTCATCACTATCATCATCCTCACGCGGCGCAGGCTTGGCCTTGGCGGATGCCGCAGCGGGAGCCTTCGGCGCAGAGGCCTTACGTTCCTCCTTAGATTGCTCTCCCTCACCACCCTGTTGACTTACAACAGACTTGACAATGGATGCTTTCCAAGTTCGGATCTCTTCACCAATCGCAGCGTAGCGTTCACCATAGGGTCGGGCATCTCCAGCCTTCAGCAAATCAGCATCCCTGCGGAATGCCAAATCTTTCAAGACTGGATCAGTCCAGATATCCTGGTAGTCAACACTAAACTTGTCGATAGCGGTGTTGAATGCAAGGCGTTCGTCGATAGTGCGGCTAACGTCGTCCCTGTTAAGGGATGGACGAGCACTACTTGCCTGCTCACGAATCTTACGAATCGCTGCAGCAGCCTCCTCTTCAGTGCCCATTTGTATTGCGCGGACAAGGCGCAAGTCCTCCTCTTCCTGTTGGCGTCGGAGTTCTTCCGGAGTGGGGCCTTTCGGCTCCTCCTCGGTTTTCGTAGTCTGCTTTTTGGCTTCTGCAGCCTCTCGCAGATACTCGTCCGCAGCTTCAACCTTCTGAGCGCGGGCGATCAATTCTTCTTCAGTTAGTTCAATCTCACGGCCATTGACCTTGAGCTTGAACTTCTTTGTTTCTTCGTGCGCTGTATCATCTTTCTTCTCAGCGCCTTCATCACCTTCAGGCTTCTCATCACCTTCAGGCTTCTCAACCTTGAATGGCTCCGTAGTATCGTCATCATTGACGTGTGCAAGCTCCTCAGCGCGATTTTCATCGTTGCCGTCTGCTATCTGATTGAGCATGGCAATCCTAGCATCATTGCCAGTGCCAACAGCCTCATTGCCAGCACCAGCACCAGCACCAGCGTCAGAGGCACCCCCACCGCCATCTTCCACAATGTGGGGCATGCCGATGTACAGGCCAGCCAGCAGACTTTTCAAGAGCTTACTCATCACTACGTTCCTCTTCTAAGATTTGAAGTGCAGTCAATCCATTCTTCACGGCCTGATCAATCCACAATTCAACATGCTCCCCTATCCAAACCTTGTTCTGGGCATTCAGAACTGCACGGTAATCCGTGGCGTCTACAGACTTCAGTTCCTCAATGCCCGCATTATAGTACTCATTTGCCCTGGCTTGCAAGTATTGCCCTACACGGCTACCCCAAAAAAGTTCTACTTCCTTACCAAGAGCTGCATACTGCAGCAAATCATCCCCGGTAACATCAGATTCACTCGGTACTTGATCCACGCTTGTCTCCTTGTTGTGCCTGCCTTGTGCTCAGTGCGGTCCAGTGAGTAGCGATAGCACGCTTATTCTCGTTGTGCTCCTGCAGTACCGCAATATTCTCTTTACTCTTGTTGGTTTCCCTGGTTTTCTGCAGGCTTATAACCTGAGATGACATCTTCTCTTTGAGCTTACCCTGCAGTTGCTGAACCATAACCATAGCTTGACGAAGCTGCATCTGCAGTTGCGTGACTTGTGGGTTGTCAGTGGTAAAGAATCTACTGCCATCTTGATACCCAAGATGACCAAATATTTCTTTCCCCACCTCGACGAGATTAAGCCCCGGCGTAGGATTCTTAGCCATGTTGCTGTACATGGTCATGCCAGTGAGGAACTTATTAAGTTTCTGCATCGGGTCCGTGGCGCCCATGCCCACGCTCACACTCAATGTGATTTCTTGTCTGAGTAACTCATCGGTAACCTCATCAATGCCAAACCGCTGATATAGCTGCGCCTGCTTAGCTGCCAAGCCCAGCACCACGCGGTCAGTCTCGTACTCCTGTTCCAACAACACAAGCTGGCGCAGCACTGGCTGTACCCAAGTCTCTACGAATGTACGAATCAAGTACTCTACCAGCGTTCCGTTACTCTGGTTAAGCATTGTCATATTGCGGGCGGGCGCGTTACTGGCACCGGCCATCATAATTGCAGCGGGATTGAAGTTACCAAGCAGCTCATCGGTCAGCATATCAATTCCCTGCTGCTCCATGTAGGCACTCTGCGTAACGTCAGGCCATGTTATTTCTCGTACATCGTTTACGGGGTCATTCATCATCACCACGCCACCGGGCACGTTGCGCACAAGACCAGATAAGTCAACCTCAGCGCCACGTTTGGCGAACCACTTCTTGTTCAACGCAAACTTCACATTGTCAATGCGCTGGTTTGCTATCTCATTAACCTCATCCGCAAGGCCACGGGCCAGTGTGGGCACGCTGCTAGGGGCGGTCTTATGCGTCTCTATGACGCATGAGCCTATCACATACGGGCGCTTGCCATGGAACACTACCTGCTCCAACGGAACTGGGTCCGTTAGCATGGCGTAGTCCCCAAGGGTGTAAAAGTGCCAATCACGCCCATCACGCCTGTGAATGTGGCGCTGTACCCACGCAATGTCGTAGTCGTCTAACGCACGATTATCTGAAGACTGCGGATCTTCCTTGTTCACATTCCGTGCAATGCGCGTACTGTCCGGCGCACCGGCAGTGGCGCGACTCACCGGGTGATCAATCCACTCACCGCTGGCCATCTTCGCCTTGACATCCATGGCGTACATGGGGATGAGTTCAATGAGGTACGGGCTGGTTTCGGCGATGTTGTGCCACTTGGCGCTAGGATCCCAGCGCATATTTTCTATAGGTATTAGCTCAATGCACGGCTTATCAATACCATGCTCATCGTCATACTCCCAGTACTGGTGGCTGCACACCAGTCCAGTTGTCTGAGCGTCCTGGATGCCGCCGAGTACCGTCAAAAACCAAGGGATGCTCTTAGCTAGTCGATACTGAATGAGACGCTTCATCACCTCAGCACTGGCAAGTTGCGCCTTGTCTGTTTGATCGGACGCGGTAGTGCTGACCGTCTCCATATTGGAGAAAAATGCTGCAGCAGCGGCTGCTTCATTCTTGCGAATGATAGCTCTGATCTTGGGGCGGTACAGCTTACTTCGCTTATCGTACGCAGGCTGGTTGTACTTGCTATCGCTGGGGTGCTGGTTGTTAAATGCGCGTATCGCATCCTCCAACTGTTTGCGCAGATTACTGTCGAAGTACGCAGTGCTAGTGCGGAATGCACTGCGGGCACGGGCCAGCCAATTGTCCTCTCCGCCCTGTTCTGACGGGTCCTCGGTCTGTGCAGTGGGTGGGCGATTGCGATTATCAGGCTGCATCATTTCTCCCAGACTTGTTTCTCATGCTCGGGATGGGTCTCACCCATGTTGCGCTTGACCTGCACTGCTCTATCGTCGTAGAGCGCCTGCATGCGATGGTCCTTCACGTTCGTAATCTGCAGCACCTCGCCCAGGTGCTCCTTCATCCAACGACGGATGGCGGGGTGCGGCTTGCGTGCGGTGAACAGCCGTACATCTCTACCCTCTTGCCGCCAACGCCGTACCCTCTTCACCATCTCATCCACGGGGGCACCCACGTGATCGTCTCCACGGTAATGGTCATAGTGGGCCAGCGTACCGTCCAGGTCTACGCCAATCCATCCATTGCCCTGCTTACGTGGGTCAGTAGCCACTACACGTCACCCCTTGTCCACCAGCGTTAGCATTTCCCCATTCCACGCCCCACGGGGTACGCCACAGCGCTCCAGCAGCTCGCCCCCACCCATCACCACGGCGTGCTCAAGCTCACTGGTGGTGGCGGCGCGTGCGGCGTCCACCGTATAGCCGTATCTGCCATCGTCGATAGACATCAACTTAATCACCAACGTCATGCCCGGTGCCCAGCCCACCATCCATAGGTGATTGGGGTAGTGCAGTGTCAGCTTCTGCGCTGCTAGCTTAGCTATCAACTCCATCTGGCTGTTCTCAGCATCAGGCGTGGAGTCCACTGTCTGAATGTCTGCAGTCGAGTCCGTGATCAGATCACTCATCTTGTCTCCTAATTATCAGGGTGGGGTGCGGCTCGGTGTGCCAAGCGTGCCGGTGTAGATGCCTGTCTGCCCCCGGTCAGTGCTGTCGAACTTGCGGTTGTTGCTGAACTCGTAGACGCCGTGGTCAGGCGCGTTGAATTCACTGCCCCATGCTCGCATGGCAAGGTCCAGAATATTTGTCTCACGGGTGGAGACCTTGTACCCAAGGTTATTCAGGTTCGTCATGGACCGCACTATAGCACGCCCCGGCGTGGCGTGCAAGTATTATAGCAATGATACTGGGCGTCCATTCCGAAGCGCCCCCGCCAGAGACTTTGCCGATGCTATCTTTCCACGCTCGTATATTGACTTTTCTCTACCAATTTGTGATACTCGCTGCCTCTCATGACCTTCCGGCGTCCTCTTGTTGCCTTTGGCTCTGGTATTGCCAAGCATAATTGTTCTTAGTTTCTCTAGCCCCTCTGGCGTGTGCTTGCATCCAGTAGCACGAGAATTTCCAACTAAGTCTGCAGATCGCTGTGCTCTTTGCTCTGCTGTCCACTTGAGGCCCGCAGACCCATCACCACCATCTGTCATGTTGTAGCCATGCGGCACCTTAGTATTGAGGTGTTTAATGTGCGCTCTCTCCATTGCGCAAAGTTCAGACCAGTCATCTGACTGTACCAGTTCTGTTATTACCACATTCTCTGCGTCGTACTTGGCAATCGCGTTCCCAACCACTTTGGTGCTGCCGTGCCGTACGGATTCTTCAATGTGACCTACAAAGCGCTCAGCAGCAGTGCGCGAAGTAATGCCAACGTAGAGCTTACCATTAGGAAATGTCAGCGTGTATAAACAGCCCATGCGCAATTATTACACATACACCGGACCACCACAAGCCTGTATTTACCTGCCTCACACGAAGTCTGGCTCTAGGTAAGTTGGTTCTTGGAAGTTCGGAGCTCTCGGCTCAAGGTCATAGATGCGGGACACGGCGTCCACTAAGTCCTTCATCCCCCCGAATGGGAAGAAGTGTATCTGCATCTTCAGCTCAGCACTGAGGTCGTAGATCTGATTATTCTCGTCCTTACGCTTGATGGGCTGAGCAATTCGGTAGTTGTACCCGGTGTTCACCATGTTGCGCTGTTGCTTGGTGTACGCCTTGGGGTCGGTGTCGTAGGGCAGAAACAGACGGTGCGCCCGCAGGTCAGGCCCCAGGCGCTGCACGCGGTCCACCTTACTGCCCTCACTGTCACGAGGCCACATCAACTCCTCAATTATGAAGTGCCCACCCTGATTCGGCGCGGCCATCTGTTCCTTAAAATAGTCCAGATCGGCCTGAGCGCCGAATGCTTCGTACCCCACCTTAATGTTCTGCACACCGGGGGCTCGCTTCCAGCGGTGGTACATCTGCGCAGTGCGCACCCAGCGCTCTCGCAGGTCCATCTTGTGGTTGAATCCATCCAGCAGATACTTGTTCATGGCATAGTCCACACCAATGACTGCGATGGCTGTCTTGGCGCTGCCCTTCTTCTTGCTACGGGCGGGGTCAACCATGATGTAGACGTTCAGTGTCTCTGGGCGAATCTCGTACGTCTGCAGGTCCTCAACGTTAAACATCCGCTGCTGGCCAGCCAGCGGATTCTGCAGCATCTGGCAGGATATGGTGGCCTCGCCTTGATCACGCACCTTGCGCGCCCACACATCCGGTGGCATCAGCACGGGGGAGCCTGTGATGGTTCCATCGTCAGTGGCGGGGTACAGCCGCACCTTCACCGCGCCGCGCTTAATCATCGCCTCGTAAGTGTCAGCGTAGGAGTATCTAGTGCCGACGTGCCACTTCACGCCACTCACGGCGCCGAGGTTATCGCTCAGCTCCCAGGCCTCAGTGGTCTTCGCTATCTGCTCAGGAGTGGACACTGATTCCTTAGTAACCACGTCGTCGTACAGCAAAAGTCCAAAGTGCCTGGACGTAGGCTGGCCGTCCACCAGCCCGTGGGCCTCAATGGTGGCCTCCCTGCTGTTAGATGTGCGCCGCACGGTTATGCCGTTATCCAAGCTCCAGCTCGGTGCCTCGCGCTCTGGGTTCTCCCAGAATATATCTGGGAACAGGGCGCGCAGGTCCTCATTATTCTCAAACTCCCGCTGTATCTGTCGCAGAAACGCTTTAGCGATCGGCTTTGTGTGGCTGAATATCCCGATCGTCACGTTCGGATCCTGCAGTACGCGCTGGATACTACCTGCATATGTTATCACCGTGCTGTTGTGAGTTGTGACGCACTGCGTTCCACAAAGATATAATCCGTCACTCGCAGCAACCTGTATGCAGGACACCGGTACTGTGCCCACACGCGTCACACCCCATACCCTGCGGTTGGCGCTACCCTGCCGTGTGCCGGTCTTGCATCGGGATAGCTTACGCGGTAGATAAAATGGTGCATCAGCCGTGTACCCTTGAAATGTAACATAGAATACTAGGTCATCTTCAGGGCCAAACTTATTCAGCGCTGGCTTAAGGCCCAGCGTACAGGCCAACTTGAATACATCATACGCTAGGGCGGCGCACTTATTAACAAACACGCACGTTCCTCTGTCGTTGCAGGTGCCATCTGTGTCCATAAGCCCCTGCAATAACGCCCGACGTTGCTCGATACTGCCCAGCATATACTCACGTGGAATGCGCTTATTATGTAGTAGCCCCATGTCCCGTAGCAGAGCAGACAGCCCATATACTGTCGCGTTCTTACAGCGAGCAGTGTCATTAAGTGGTGTGTGCGTGTACCCATCTGCACGAATACGCTCGTAAATCTCAACGTCTCCGCATGTAATTCTACCCGATGCGTTAGCACCATCACCAAGCCAAGCGCCCAGCGTGTACGGTGCTATGGGCAGCATAGCCGGTACTGTGTACACTGCTGGAGCTACAGGTATTCTAGCATCACCCTGCCAGAGCATAAGCTCTTTGGTGTCTACAGTCACCGTTCTCCAACCCCGGCGCTTATTGGTTCCAGGCACTCTACGTCTATCTGGTATCTGCACGGTCCAAAGATGCTGCGCACTACATACTATACGAGTGCCATCGTCAAAATCTACAGCGTAGCACTCTGCGTCTGTAAACACCTCTGTACAGGCTACAACCTGCGTAGGATTACCATCTGCGCCAAATACCCAGTCACCTGGGCGTAGCTCTCCGTGCAGCCTATACCCCGTAGGCGTAAGCACTGGGGTGTCTAGTGCCAGAGCCTTGAAGTGCTCGCGTGCCCACAGGTCCAGATATCCGTCGGGGTCCTGCTCCACCTCGCGGCAGCGGGCGTACACCCACGGGTGCACTGCGTACGTGGCGTGCAGCGTGCGGGTTAGGAGGTAGTACCTGTCGTGCTGGCTGAGCCAGCGCTTGCCGCTGGCGCCAAACTGCTGCTCAATGGCCTGCCACAGCAGCGCCACCTTGCTGAATGGCGCGGCCATCAGTTGCTGCTTGATGCTATCAGGCAGGTTGATCTGTTGCGGCTGGAGTGACATCTACAACTACCTGTGCGGGGTGCTGATTCTGCAGCACGGATGCGAACTTGTTCACCAGCATGTCCAGCGCTGCGGCCTGCGGCGTCTGCGCCCCAGTATCGCCGTCCTCAGGGTCCTGCAGCACGGTGGTGATGCCCAGCGCCTGCCGCTCCAGCAGCACCAGCGTCTTCATGCTGGTGGACAGCTTGACCATGATATTAGCGCGGCGCTGCAACTCCTCAAGCTCTGGCTCATCCTCCTCAGCCTGCGCGGTCAGCACCCGGTCCATCAGCGTGGTGCAGGCGGTACGGGCCGCGCTTATATCCTTGCGGTGCTTACTCAGCACCTCCGCCTGCATGGCGGCGTTCACCTTCTCTATCACCTCAAGCTCGGCGCGGCGGCGGGCGTTCATGGCCTCGGTGTTCGCCAGCAGCAGGGCGGCAGCTTGCGCGGTGGTGTTGCGGGCTCTGTCCCGCGTCCAGCCGCAGCGGCTGGCATGACTTATGAGTGCAGTGGGCTGCACTCCAATCTCAGCCGCAATAGTCGGCGCTGATTTGTCCGTACTCTCCCACTGGAGCTGGGCGTAGGCCCAGTCGTTCTTCCTACCCGGGGCTACGGCTATGGTGGATGGAGATGGTACGTGAGACATTAACGTTTCTTGGCCTTTACTGAAGAACGCACCTTCTTTGACGGTGTCTTCTTCACCGCGGCGTTGGCTATGCGGATGGCCTTGCCTTCGTCGCCAGTCTTACCCAGCACCGCGTTCGCCACAGATGACCACTGACGCTTGGTGGCCTGCGTGGTGGCCTTGCCCGTGTGGCGGCTGGCGTCACTCATTGCCCATGGCATGATTAAGAATCCCCACTGTAATTGTGATACCCATTGTATCCAGTAAGGGGGCGGTAGCCGGGGTCGCCACAGTCAAGGTACATCTGTAGGCGTGCGGGTACATCCTTGTTGGGGTTGTGGTGAATTACCGCATCAAGCTCATAGCTGCCGGTAAGATTGGGGGTGTGCCTCCATTCCTCCGGAGCGCATTGATGGCAGGGGAAGCCCTTTGACATTTTCATGCCTGTACTCCTTTGATAAGGGTGTATAGTCCTTAAGACTACGTGCGCAGTATAGCCGGTTACCGGGGCGTGCGCAAGTGCATCACCTGTGCCGGGAACTGAAAATAAAATTCTCGAACATCGACAGCCAGAATTTGGAGCGGGGTACTTAGCTCTCTATACAAGGTACTTAGAATCAAGCGCTCGGAGCTACGTGCATAGCGGTAGAGAACGACTCCGCCCTTTACCCCTCCCTGCCTCAATTCCGGTTCAGGCTAGTCAGTTCGTCGTCCGGGGGTCCCTACTTATATAAGCCATATACTAAGTGTGCAGTGCCTAACGCTAGTGTCCACTAACATAGTACTCAGCAGTGAGTACTAACTTCTTCGTACCAAGTGGTTTCAGTTAGTAAGCACTTACATCTTCCATCCTAGGGTAACCCCTTATACCTTGATAGTAAGCGCTAACATCATCTAAATTGTAACAAGGGCTTGTATCGCTGCGCAGTGGCGCTATCATACTTGCATGCTGCGCAGTGCAGTAAGCCACCCGGGGCCTTGTACCGGGCAAAGGTAATGCAAAATGGCAAACACCACAGCCAAGGCCACCAAGGCCACCAAAGCCCCCAAGGCCACCACCAAGCAAGCCGCCCCCGGCTTTGTGCAGGGCGTAGGCTTTACCGCCCCCGCCGCACCGGCCAGCCCGTTGCCCACGGTGCAAACCCCCACGCTGCAAAGCGTGCCCGCCACCACGGTGCAGGTGCCCGCCCAGTACATGGGCTTGCCCTTTGACCAACTGACCAAAAGCCAACAAGCCTTTGCCACGGCCAAGCGCCCGGTGCAGGTAGCCCCCAAGCTGGCCCAGGCCGCGCTGCAGCTGGGCACGGTGGCCTACAAGGTGCGCAGCGGCAACAATGCCCACTGGTGGGCAGCGTGCCAAACCGCCATGCAGGCCAACAACGGCCAAGCCACGGCGGCGCAAATGGTAGCCGCTGGCGCCTGCCCCAAGTTTGTGGGCTACGCGGTCAACCGTAAGTGGCTGGCCGCAGCACCGGCCACGGCCTAACGCCAGGGGCGCAAGCCCCTGCCCCCAAGCCCCGGGCGCTGCCCGGGGCTTTGTCGCCTGCGATTTGAAGTAAGCGCTAACTTCTCAATCCCTGATCTGCGATCCAAGAACTAAGACCGTCCAGCACAGCCTCTCAGTCCCCGATCCTTGACCTTTAGCACCAGCGCCAGCGCCCAGGCACTGCCAAGCACCGACGCCAGACCATCTAGCAGCGCGTAGGACGCGCTCAGCCCCCAGTGCCTAGGCTACCCCACCAGCACGGGACGGCAATGCGTCGTATGCAGTTCTCAGTTCTAAGCTCTCAGTCCCTGATCAAAGACCAGAGTCGCTCAGCACTGAGTTCTCCGTTCGTAGTCTTCAGTTCCTAGGAATAAATTCTAAACTCGCGTGTGCGAGTGACTATGAGATTAGAATTGAGCGCTAAGAATCAAGTGTGTAGTGCTTAGGATTAAGATCTGCGGGACTGGTGGATGCGTCACAGTAGCACGCATTTGGTGCTCAGTTCGTAGCTTTTAAACCACATCTTGTAATGGTGTAATGCTGTAATGGCACCCCAAAACCTATATATATTACGCATACGGCACTTGAAACGACATACTAGCCATTATGGGGGTCGTATGGCGCAAATGAATCTAAACACTTTACACCCGCACACATATGCTTAATATTGCCATTACACCATTACACCATTACAAACCAAGCAAATAGCGTTTAAAACCAAGCACTTAGCCTGTAATGGTGCTGTAATGGTGGACGCTTTTAAGCCCCCCACCCTTACAGTTTACGGACCCCGGCGCAGCCCAATGTACTTATTCTTGACCGGCGCACCGCCTCCACCAGTGTACCGATTCCCCCTATTCTCCTTCTTAGCCTTGAATGCTTTGCGCTTTATTTCGCTGTGCATGGTGTCTTCAGGTGGAGTTTTGCCAGTCAAGTGAGCAATGACCTCAACAAAGTCTTCATACTTCTCATGATCACGTACACTGTAGAGCCCGTAGCTCCTGCCCGCCCCAGGCCATGGAATTTGCACCTTAGCACCATCACGCAGCACTGGGCGTATAGCGCCAGCAGCCACTAGCGCTGCGCAGGCTTGCCGCATGTGAATCATCTGCACCTCACGTACTCTAAGCCTGTACCGCATGCTGGCTATTTCACCGCTGGTGTATATGTCTCTGTGAGAGGGAAATGTGATCTCTTCTTTCATCTTGCTCTCCTACGCTAATTACTGGGCTTACCATGTTACCCCATCGCTCAGTTCTCAGTACTAAGGGTTTACCCCTAAATATTCCCGTGCTGGATGCCCTATACTGCCCCCATAGCAACTACAGGCCACCTACCATGCTAGTAGCCGCCAAGCACCGCATACTGACCGTGAGCACTGCGCTTGTGGATCAGACCAACTCGTTCCCAATTAACCTGAGGAGCAAGCACGCCACCGCGCTACTCAAGCAGCAGTACCCCACGGGGCTGCTCTGGTGTCTTCAGGTGCCAGACCCCACCAACCCCGCGCGTGAGGTCTACACCCAGGCCGACCTTGCCGAGCGCCGCCGCCTAGCGCTTACCCACCCCGTACAGCATGGCGAGACTGTAGAAGTCAACGGCCAACTCTACACCGTGCGCATCATTGGCCCACATGAGATGTGCGCCGTGCTGGAACCTCAACTCCTGGAGGCTTGACATGATAACGCCCACCCCCACCAACGTACAGCCTACGCAACTGGCGTACGTCATAGCCCAGTCTGATGAGGAAGTTCTGCGTGGTCGGTTCGTCATCGTGGAGCGGCAGCTCACTGAGGCAGCAATCAACCACCCCACACAGGGTCTGCTGGTGCGTCACCCTTCACACGCAGTGACTTGGTGGTGCCGCGCCGCCACTGCGCAGCACCTGCTGCCCTGGCGGGGTGCGCAGGTGCTGCGCCGCCCCATTACCGACCGCGTGCTGCGCCCCGTGTCCGCACCCCCGCAGGCTGAGCACGCCACACCAACCTTCAAGGAGCTGACTGAATGACATCACCCATCCACCCCCTGCTAGCTCTCGCCGTCCTGGTTCTGATAGTGCTGGCCGTGATGCTGGTACTCGGCGGCATACTCTTCATAGCTGAGCGGCTGGCCCAGCACCCCGCCCGCACCAACGGCCACCTTCAGTGCCAGCACGTCTACCAGATTTACACCCTGCACCCGCCGCGTGCCCGGTGCATACTGTGCGATAAGGAGTACGAGCATGTCTAACGTCCGCCCTGGGCAACCCGCCTACGTCACACAAAGCTGCAACGAGGCCGACTTGCGAGGCAGGTTCGTAGTCGTCGATCGTGCGTACGATGGAAAAGAATTTGTGGTGGACAAGGGACCACTGAGGCTGTTGATTGTCCCCCTTACAAAGGACCTGCAGTGGTGGTGCCGCGCCGCCACCGCTGGCGACACCCTGCCCCTGCAGGGCTTCAACCTAAAGGAGCGCCCCATACCGGACGCCTACCTCCGCCCGCTGACTCCGCCCGACCAACCGGCTGAGACTACGGACACATCCATCACCAACCACCAGGAGCTGACTGTATGAAGACCATTACCATCCCCACCGCCCTGCGTGCCGTGGCCCGCGCCTACTACAACACCAATGACCCACGCTTGGACAAAGAGTTCGGCATCTGTCACGCTATGGTGCTGCTGTCTGGCACCGTGGGCTTCGGACTGAGCCTGCTGCTGGAGCGCGGGGGCTTCAAGCCAAGACGCGGCAGCCTGTACCTGTGCGCACCGGGCACCCGCTGGGGTCAGCGGGCTATGTTCTGCCTTGTATTCGCTGAGTACTTGGACTCTCTGACGCCGAAGCAGCGTGTACGGCTAGCCTACCCCCGGGCGGTGTGCCGTAGCAGAAAGATTTACGGGGGCGCCACCGCATCCTGGGCCGTGTATAGCACCGCTGGAGATACGATACCTCTGGCTACTTCCACCCGCAGCGCTGACGACGCGTGGCTGCAGGCCACGCGCTACCGCATCAGCTAAGGAGACAGGGCATGCAAACCAGAAAACAAATTGCAGAAGTGTTCCGCCAAGCCAAGCAGCACCTGCGCCCCGCTGGTGGCGTGCTATTCATATGCACCGCCATTTCCCGCACTGGCACCTCGCACGCAGCCAAGCAAGCGGCACGCCGCATAGTTGAACAGCGCCTGCACCCCCACAACGTGCTTGAGTACTGGTTGGAGAATACAGGCAATGCATCGCTACAGGAGCTAGAGGCGGACCTACGTTCCGGCATGCACAGAATTCAAGCTACGCGGCATGCGTGGCTTGATAGTTTGATCGATGAATTTTCAAAGGAGAAATGAAATGGAAGATTTGAACTGGGATGCACTGAACGCCGTGCATGACTACGCCTTGGCCCAGGCCAGGGTGGACGCACCCCCGCAGCTACTGCTACTGAGCACCTCACCTATGGGTGAAGTGCTGCACCGCGCAGAACTGCCGGCGGAAGTGATGCTGAAGTTCCTCAGCATGGGCGCTGCGGGCAAGTACGTGCTGGCCAAGCTCATGGCTGACGTGCTTACCGAGGGATCATTCCCCAGGTCCCTATTCCACAAGGAACATGGGTTCTACCCCAACGGGCTGGCCCAGGTCAACGAAGCTTGGGTGACCGAGCACCCCAAGGACGCAGACACCAGCAATCTGCCCTTACCGTCTGAGGACCCCAACCGGCGTGAGGTGCTGCTGGTCGTCGTGCATACAGCCGCCCGCAGCGTGCCAGCGTGGCACCCCATTGTGGAGCAGCCGCACCGCCATGTGGAGCCTGCGCCCTTCCCTAAGGAGGGGGATTTGGTCAACGTGAGCGGGCGGTTTACGGGCCAGCACACCAAGCAGGCCGCGCCGGTGTCGGTTGCGGAGTTTGCCGCCCGGTACCCCCAGGCGTACGCCTGCATGCTGAGCATGATTGAGCTCACCAAGAGCCCCGCCGGTAAGATTACTGAGCTGGTAGCCCACTGCATGTCCATCTTCGACGAGCGTGGCATGGCAAAGATGGAGGAAGCGTTTGAGCGTGTAGGCCCTGAGCGCGCGGCGGAGATTTTGCAGCGCGTGTACGCCGCCCACGGCAGCCCCACCGCCCCCACGGTGCACTAGGGGCCTCACGCGAGGGTCTAGCGCCGCTCACACGCGCTTAAAAGCAAAGCCCCGGGGGTAGGCACTACCCCCGGGGCTTTATTGCGGCCTACAGGCCCAGCGCCCGCAGGTGACGGCGCACCACCTCTGTGTCCTCCCACTGCTCAGTCTTACGGCGGATAACCCAGAATACCGCTGGATTACCCCCGCTCACCGGGCGCACTTGCTTGCCGCCGTTCGCGGTTTTGAAGCCTCGGTTACGCAACGCATCGCCCATCGCCTTTATGCGGCCCGGGCTTAGCTCCACCTCGCTACACTGATAATGCAGGCTAGCAAGTTCCTTGCTGGTGTACAGCGCCTTGCCCACGCCGCCGAATAGGCCCAGCGTAGTGTCTGGATCTTGGTATAGATTATGGACGAAAAACTCCAGCGAGTTCATGCTGGCTTCCTTTACATCCTGCTTCCAGGATGTTTCTGGTGCCCATGCGGCGGGGTCGAACTTCGACGTGTCGTACTTTAACAAAAAGTCATACAGTGCGGCTGGCCCCACAGTATCAGCCCAGCGTACATACTTTAACCAGTAAGGTTGATCTCCCCTGCGGTCTACTCCCCCGGCCTCGGTAGCGTCCCACCGCACAACGCACGCACGCCGGTCGTCTTGGTCGAGCTTGATACAGTCCCAGTAGTTGGAGGTAATGGCGAGGTTATTGTGGTTGTCAACTTCGTACTCGGGCTGGCCCTTGCGGTTGACGTTTATGGTTTCTGAAGTTACCAGAAACTTGATCTTTTGGCTGACAGCGTCTTCCTCACCCTTCGCTCTAGTCAATTCGTCAGCGTGTACAAATTGACGCTGCGCGTAAAGGCTGGTAAAAGTACTCTTTATGTTCTCATTTGTAACTATGATGCCGTTATGCCCATAGATGCCGTGGAAGGGTTTTAGGAATAGATTTTTCCCTGTGCCGCTGGGGCCGAACATGAGCAGGAAGCTATTCATCTTCTTGCCCAGGTTCTGTAGTGGATAGGCGCACCAGCTGATGATCCAATCCCTTAACCAATCATCCTTGACGCTATTGGTCAGCAGTTCAAGCCATGGGTCTACATCTCCAAGTTCTGGTGCAGCACCCATGCCTCGCCACAGGTTCAAATCCGGTAGACCAGTGTGCCCCTGCACTAGACGCGGCAAGCCTGGGCTGTAGACCAAGCTCTGCGCCACTACCCTATCTGGGCTCTGCAGCCACAGCTTGGGCACGTTCACACGCCTAACATCTTCTCCATCCTCAACATCGGCAACAAAGTGCGCATAGTTGACGTCAGTAAACACAGCCCGGGTCATCAAATCGCCAGTGTCCTGCATGGCGATGCGCCCCAGCTCCATGACTACGCACACTTCGTTAGATAGCTGCAGCATCATCTGGTGCAGTTCGCTAATGTCTGCAAGTGTGCCCTCTCGCTCCAGGAATCCCAGCGCCAGCGTATCACCTACGAAGCGCCTGTAGTCATCAAACCCCTGGTCTCCTTCTTCTGGCTTAGGTACGCGCAGAATTGTAGCGTGCCGCCCCGTAACCTCCATCAACTTAGCGGCGAGTGCTGACTCCGCAGCCTGTACCTGCCAATTGTCCCATGCGTTGGAATCGAACACGATAACAGGCTCTAGCTGCAGAGCCTTCCACGGCAGATCACGTAACTCCTCAATCAACGCGATGTTGTGTTTGCGGCTGCGCCAGCCCCACACGCCGTTCAAGCCTATGCTGGCCTTGCCGAGCAGTGCACCGTTTATGGCCTTGATAGCAGACTCGTGGATGTACACGCGGTCTCCATGCTTCAGGGAGTTCCAATCAAATATTGGTGGCAGGTATCCGTGCGGAGGTTCGTTGGGGGGACAGAACATCTTTCCCCATTTAGGGCTGCTTTCGGCCCTGGCGCTGGGGTCTACAAAGTCGCCAAAGCTGGCTACAAGACGCACGGCAGGGGGCGCGTCCGCAATGGGCACCAAGCGGCTGCTCCACCACTCTATTAAGTCATCACGCCGCCCCAGCTTATAGTGAGGGAAGACGACTGCCGCCCTACCATCCGCTGCATTGACTGCGGGTGACCTGCGGGCGGCTGCAATCAGTTCGATTGCTGGCATGATGTGGAGACCTAGCGCGTCAGCCGTGGCACGATCAATGCCACGCTCAGCTAGGTAGGTCCAAACTTTTTCAATTCCGGGAAGTTTCTTTTCGTCTCTGGCATTTGTGAATGACAGAGAAATTTCTTGCATGGTAAGCAAGGTGCTTGCTCCACTTTGGTGGACGTGCTATACTGGCAAATACAGCAGTCCTAGGTTGTCTTTTCATCCCTAATCTTGGCCGGTCAGGGGTCCAAAAGGGCTAGCATCCTCACGGGTGCTAGCCCTTTATTACATTATGGCACGCAGCACCCAGCTTGCCAAGCTCAAGGCGGGGCTAGGGTAAACCCCTAGTAGGCTGACGTACGGAGGTGCTAAACTGTACCCTGTGCTAGCAAGCATTCGCGTTCTTAGCTCAGTTGGTCAGAGCAGGGGACTCATAATCCCTTGGTCGCTGGTTCGAGCCCAGCAGAACGCACCAGACAATCGCACAGGGTACACAGTATGAAGATGAGACACAGACGTGCACGGCACGTTAAAGCGTACTTCAAAAGTGAATACGGGCCTTGGCTGCCGTTTCATTTGGGGGCATTCAAAAATCGGCAATTTAGGAGTTAGCTATGAGCCTTTCAGTGTATGAGAGAGAAAGAGTTAAATTCACCAATGCGATCCGCGAGGAGCGTGAGCGCCACGAGCGCGCCATGAAGGGGCTGCGCAGCGAGCTAGAGCTTGCCGTCTCGAACGCCACGATTTGCGCCAACGGCATCGACGATTCGAAGGTGCTGCTTGCAGAGAATGTCATCTATGTGCACGGCAACTACGAGAAGGCAGGTGAGGATCGCATCGGATGCCGCGAGGATGCCCTTTCCGACATATTACAGGGCGGGAAAAAGATCAAGACCGAATACTTCGGCACCAAAAACTATGCTCATTGGCACGGCCAGCGATCTGATCACTCTTACGGCTGTGGTCCGAAGCACGGGTCTATTAATTTCCAAATCGGACTGATTCAGCCCATACGTGAGCGTGACGGACTGCTGACCGAGGAAGAAATCGAGGCTGCAGTCTATTACCTGCGCAATCTGAAACGCATACAAGCAGCTAAGGACGCGGCTGCCACGTATGCAGCCGCAGCCTAGGGTAAACCCCTAGCACTCGCATACTTAGACGTGCTATATTGCAAGCGTGTGTGCAGCCAGTACGCACTTTCCTGGTTCAACCTTTGAAGGAGATGTGCATGAAGTGAACTACCACAGCAGCTCGTTCGGTCAACCCCGCCCTCAGTGGCGGGGTTTTTATTTGCTTGATCAACTTAGGGTAAACACCTAAAAATTCCCGTAGTCGATGGGCTACATTATGGGCTGGCGGTGCACCCCGTACCGCCGCGTAACCAAACCAGGAGAATGTGATATGAACATTGAAGAACTGATGGCCCAGGTGGCGGGCCAAGGCAAGCGCAGGCATCAGCCGCCCAAGCCCGCCACGCCGGACCAAGTGCGGCAATTCCTCGGCGGCGTGGAACGCTTCAGCGTTGGCGACATCGTCGTCTGGCGTGAGGGCTTGTGCGCGTCTGTTGCCCCCGCCCCCGGCGAGCAGTGCGTGGTGACCCAGGTGCTGGCCGAGCCTCTGCGCGGTGGTGACAACAACGTAGCGATGGCAGAGCGGCTGGACATTGCGCTGGCATTCCTCCACCACTGCGGCGAGGAAGACTGCGAGGCCGAAGACGCAGTGTTCGACGCCATGTTTGACAGCCGCCGCTTCACCAAGGTGGGCTCGATCTACGATTGAACCCACCTGACAACCACAACACCCATCAACCACTCAACAACAGGAGCCAACAATGGCTGCAAAAGACCTCAAAGACGCGGGCGAAGTCGCCCACATTGCTGACATCGTCTACCACGGTGACAAGCTCACGCTGCCCGAGGGCATGGAAATTCCGGATGCCATCACGCTGCTGAAGGACCGACAGGACTTCCTCGAAACCGACGTTGCCATGTCCGAGACTTTCAACGTGTTTCCCTGGGACGGCGCCTACGCGCTGGACAAGGTGCTGACCAAGAAGTTCGGCTGGGCTGCGGCAACGGCTACGCCCGGGTTCTTCGGCCCCCGGCCACCGCAACTGGTGTCCATCGACATCGCCTACGGCCAGAAGAGCGAAGTGCCGTGGGGCTCGTTCTCCATCCCCAAGGCCAAGGGCCTGCTGGCCACCGCTGCGGCCTGGAGTGGCAACCGCGTGGCCTTCCAGTTGAACGCCAAGGTCAAGCGCAAAGACGAGGCCACCATCCGCGCCATCTTCGCCGAGGTGCGCGAGTTCCTCAAGGAGAACAGCATCTACCGTGGCAAGGCCATCAAGCTGCGCTTCTGCGACGACGCCGGCAACGACCTGGACATGCCGGAGCCCAAGTTCCTCGAGACCGGCAAGCTGCGCCCCGAGCACCTGATCTACAGTGCCGATGTGCAGAACTCCATCGAGACCAACCTGTTTACCCCCATCAGCCGCGTGCGTGACTGCATCGACAACGACCTGTCCGTCAAGCGCGGCGTGCTGCTGGGTGGCCCCTACGGCACCGGCAAGACGCTGGCCGCAACGGTGGCGAGCACGCTGGCGGTGGAAGCAGGCGTAACGTACATCTACGTGCCGCGTGCTGACGAGTTGGCCAAGGCCATCGAGTTCGCCAAGCAGTACCAGAGCCCGGCCTGCGTGGTCTTCTGCGAGGACATCGACCGCGTGATGGACGGTGAGCGTGACGTGGAGATGGACGACATCCTGAACATCATCGACGGCATCGACACCAAGAACTCCAACATCATCACTGTGCTGACCACCAACGCCATGCGCAGCATCAATCCGGCCATGCTCCGCCCGGGGCGCCTGGATGCTGTGATCGAGGTCACCCCGCCTGACGCTGAAGCGGTGCAACGCCTGCTGCGCCTGTACGGCGGCAGCAATGTGGCTGTGGACGCCGACCTCTCTGCCGTGGGCAGTGAGCTGGCGGGCTGCATCCCGGCGGTGATTGCCGAGGTGGTGAAGCGTGCCAAGCTCAGTCAGGTGCGGCTGAACGCTCCCGGCGAGCGGGTCAAGCTGCTGAGTAGCGACGCCCTGTTGGACGCCGCCAAGACCATGCGTGCGCAGGTGAAGCTGCTGGAGGAAACCAGTGCGCCCAAGGACCCGGCCATCACCGTGGACTCCACTCTGGCCGTGGTGATGGAGCGTGCGGTTGCCCCGCTGATGGACCGTATCTCCGACCTGGAGAAGGACATCTCTCACGTGAAGGACAGGATCTAACCCCTACCGGGTAGATTAAGAACTGCAGCACCTCGCTCACAAGGCGGGGTGCTTTGGCCCCTAATTTGAAGGAGCTAAATCGTGCTAGAAAGATTTGACGTGTCATTCTTGTACGCGGATACAGGTGCATCTGCGTGGGAGCGCTACGGTCTACCGTGGACAGCCGGAGAGCGAGCCAAATTACTTTCCCTGTTTGACGCTGGTGATTCGTTGAGGTCACTGTGCATTGACTTGCAGCGTCCCCCAGCGGGTGTGGTGGCCAAGCTCATGGCCGCTGGCAGACTGAGGCACTACAGCAGCGGCACGCACTACAGAGCGCCTCAGGCGATTGAAATCAATGATCAACCAACCAAGGAGAAAGACGTGAGTACGAACATCGAAGTTTCCACAAAAACCTACATTGGCACCGTGGATGCCAGCACGCTGTCGGACACTGAGATCTTTGCCCTGATAGCAAAGAAGGAAGTAGAGGTGCGACAGTGGATGGCGATCACCAATCGCCCCAAGAAGTTGGAAGCCCTCATACAAAAAGCAGAGGACGATATCCAGAAGCTGGTGGCTTACGTGGATGGGCGGTAGGCATCATGATCTACAACCCGAGTAAAGAGCGCGTTGCCGCCGTGTGTGGTAATGAAGTACGAGTATTTGACGCAGTGCAGCAGAATGGCGTACGCCCGCTGCTGTACATCAGGCGCCTGCCCAACCACGGACAAGCCCGCCAGTGGGCCATTGATCACGACGACCGCATTAAGGCGTCGTGCTCCAGGGCGGGGGTGCCTGGATGATCATCAATGACATCGTGAATCTGACAGTGGTCAAAGAGGCGCTGGCAGCATACATCGGCACCATGCGGCAAGAGATCGAGCGTAACCCCGATCCCAAGACAATTGCCGTGTACTCACAGGCCGGGGCGCTGCATGTTGAGGTGGTTGCAGAGATCGAAAGGCTGAAAAATGAAGGTAACTCCGGAAATACGCAGGGTGTTAGAAGCCTTTAAGGCGTCTGCAGAGCCGGTGGTGCCGCGTGCCATAGGTATGAATGCACTTCAGCTTGAAATGCTGCTGGACGAGGGGCTGATCGAGGTGCACCGGCCTATCCCAGCAATGGGCAAGGCCAGCTACAAATTGACGGAGGAGGGTACTATATTCGTGGACAGGCTCTATATCTTGATCCCCGCGCCTCCGCAGTACGACTGCATGCACTGCCCGCCCTACACCCCACCCGTAGATGCTCCGGCCCGTGCTGGCGCTATGGCCCACAAGGCGATAGCCAGCCACGGGGCGTGCGTCAGCACCAAGAAGTAGCGGATCGTGGCGCTCCGCTCTTAGCGCCACACTTTAGGAGATCGGCATGAATTTTCTCAATTGGTTTTACAAGGATGTTGTGCAGGAAGACCCCTACGGGCGAGACAAGACTCGTACTGTCAGGGTGCTGCAGCCCGTGCGAGTGGCCGTGGCGGGGGTGCTGCTCTTCATCACACTTATCATTCTGCTCTCTGCGTGGCCGTTCCATGTGGTGCCCACGGGCTACCGGGGTGTGGTGACTCAGTTCGGCGCCATAAAGGGCATTGAGCCCGAGGGTCTGGTGGTGCTACCGCCGTGGCAGAGCCTGAACAACTTCAACACCCGGGCAGAAGAAGCCAAGGTAGAGAACGCTGAGGGAGCCACGAGTGATACTCAACCAGTGAACGTTAGCATGGTGGTGCGCTACGCCATCAACACCGACAAAGTGGCCGAGGTGTTCGAGAAGTACAGCCGCAACGGGGACCTCTCCAGTTATGTGAACACCGCCACGCACGAGACGTTCAAAGCAGTCACTGCCAAGTACACCGCGCCTGATTTGATTGCCAAGCGCACCGCAGTATCCGGTGATGTGTACTCCATGCTGAATGCAAAGCTCGGCATCTATGGTGCGCGGGTTATCAACATTGACATGACCAACTTCGCGTTCCAGCCTGCGTACATGGCCGCGATCAACGAGAAGGTGACGCAAGAGCAGAAAAAGCTGGCGGCAGACAACCGGCTGAAGACCGTCGAATCTGAGCAGAAGCAGAAGGTTGCTGTGGCCGAGGCCGATGCCAGCGCAGTCAAGGCCAAGGCGGATGGCGACGCATACGCGCAGCTCACCGTAGCCAAGGCGCAGGCCGACGCACTGCGTCTGCAGAACGCCGCCATCCGTGAGAGCAAGGACGTACTCGAGCTCAAGCGCATCGAGGTGAGCAAGATCGAAGCCGAGCGCTGGAATGGTCAGCGCGTGCCCACCACACAACTCGTAGTCAGCCCCACGCCTATCGCGCAGGTGAAGTGACCATGCCTGCCGGGGCGCTGCGCTGCCCGGTGTGCCGCACGCGGCGCACCACACTAAAGGCGCTCAAAACGCATCAAAACGCATCAAGACGCAACGGGGCACAGTGCCCCGTGCACTTGCCCGGGCTACCACCACCCGCACCGCCCGGGCAGCCCCCGATGATGGAGCAACCCACTGGCAGCATTCCACGCTAGTGGTAGTGACGACCTACTACAGTTTGAGGCGGACCGAGCTTGGGACGCCACCATGGGGTTAACCCCCACCCGCAAGATAGCTTAGATTTGCTACACTGGGTGTAGCAGTACCATATAGGACAGATATGCCGTTTTACGTTTTTGAGAACCTTGGGGTTATGGACCCCCGCAGCATAACCACCTTCGGGGTAAGCTCCAAGGAGGGAGATTCACCTATCGGCTTCTTCGGCACTGGGCTGAAGTACGCCATAGCCGTGCTGCTACGCCTGGGGTGTCAGGTGCGTATCGTGTCTGGTGGGGTGTCTTACTTCTTTGGCACTACACTAGAGAAGATCCGCAATGACGAATTCCGCATTGTCACCATGTCGTACAATGGCGAAATCCACATGCTCGGGTTCACCACTGAGCTTGGTAAGACGTGGGAAGCGTGGCAGGCGTTCCGTGAATTGGCCTGCAACTGCGTGGACGAGCAGGGGGTGTACTACGAGTCAAATACTGCCCCTGCCACAGCACCAGATAAAACGTATGTGATTGTGACAGGAGCAGCATTCGCCAAGGCGTGGGCAGAGCGTAACAGCATCATACTGCCAGAGGAATACATGAATTGCATCGCTCACAACGCCAATGTGAGCGCCTACGTCGGTGGCAATGAATACGCATACTATCGGGGTGTGCGGGTGTACAAGCTGCGGAAGCCCGGCGTCTACACTTACAACCTCACAATTAAAATGGAGCTGACAGAAGACAGGACGCTGAAGCAGCCATACATGCTTGATTACTACGCGGCTGGCATGGTTGCCGAGGCCACAGACCCGGAATTTCTGCGCATAGTATTGACTGCGCACCCCGGCAGTTTCTGGGAGGGTAGCTCTCTAGCATTCAATATGAGCACCCCAGGGCCACAGTTCTGTGCTGTAACGTCCGCACTAGCACGGCAGTTCCACCCAACTCTCAACGAGACTGCACGCAAGCTGGTGGCCGAGCACGACATTTCCTCGTTCGTAAAAGATGAGGCAGTGGGCCTTGACGATATAGACAAAGAACGAATCCGCCGTGCCAACGAATTTCTGCTCAAATTTGGGTACGCCGTAACAGACTACCCAATTGTCGTCACCACGCACCTAGGTAATGAAGTGCTGGGGCGCGCTCACAAGGGGACGATATACGTCAGCCGCCGTGCGCTGATGATGGGTACTAAGATGCTCGCTGGCACCATACTGGAGGAATATCTGCACCTGCGCCACGGCCTTGTAGACGAAACCCGTGGAATGCAGAACTTTCTTATAGACGCGCTTATCAGTGCAGGTGAGCGCGTGACAAAGACCCCACTGTGAGCTTGCAGCCATGCCCCAAGCCACCAACCCCCTGCCCAGCACCCAGCGCCGCCGTGTGCGCGCCGCTAGACGCCTTGGCGTGGCCGTGCTATACGTGGCGTGGTGGTGCGGCATGGTGGCGGGTGTGCTATACGCCATCTCAGTCAGTAGGATTCTGTACGCGCAGTATGACCTTGCACTAGCGGACCGCTTGGCCGCTACAGTGGCGCAAGCCAGGGAGCATAAGTTGCAGGAGTTGTGCGGAGGACAGAATGCAGCGCAGCAGACCCTGGCTGACGGGGGCATCCAATGCTACGATAAGCGGGGCAGAAAAACGACGCGCATTAGAAAGGATAGAAATGACTGATTTACTTGGCGGTGTCCACATAGTAGGCGTGGTTGCTGTTCTTAAAGAAGACGCAGATATCGTGCGACTGGAGGTGCAGGTGTACCCCCTGCCGATGAGTGCGGTGAGTGGTCTAGCCGATAGGCTCACTAAGGAGGCGATTAAGTTCCTTAGTGAGGCGGGCATCACCAACGGAGACCCCATAGACATTACGCCGCGTGGGCCAATGAATTAAGATCTGTGTAACGGGTGTTGCGTGCCGTTGGGGATGGGCTATAGTGCATTTACACCGGGTGCCGGTACACGACTGACCACCTCGTAAGACAGCGCACCACCCAGACGACCTAAAACTTTCTCAACCACTCAAAAGGAGTTATCACTATGAAGCATCAACAAACTATCCAAATTCGCCAAGGCGATGTCTACCTGATACCTGTTGCCGCACTCCCTGAGGGCTGCAAGCCAATTCAGCCGGAAGCCGGTCGTCGATTCGTGCTAGCCCACGGCGAAGTAACTGGCCATGCTCACGCCATCTACGAGTTCACCCAGGATCAAGCCGCTGAAGCCGCAGCATCCGCCATCAACATCGCCAAAGCCAGCGCAGAGGCCAAAGAAGTCATCGACCGCGCAATGAAGCTGCGCACCGTACAGATGTGGGCAGCACCGGATGGTGAATGGTATCTTGAGGTCAAGACGCCTAGCATCATGAAGCACGAAGAGCATACCGCTCCGACTATCCCTAACGGAATCTATCATGCGCCCATCCAGGTAGAAGCTAATTCTTCAAATATGCTACGCCGCGTGGCTGATTGATCATGAAGAAGATTGAGAAACTTACACCAGCGCAAGAACAAGATTTGCGCGATACCTATCAGCGCTGGCTTGCTGTTGGACGCAGCACGGCACCAATTGACCGACCTAAGGCTGAAGCCGTCATCTCGTCGATGTACCAGGCCATTGGCAAGAAAGCCCCAATCTTTCTGCATTTCACATCGCCACTGATTGCTATGATCGCAATTTCCGTTATGCGAACGGAAATGGAAAAAACGCAGCTCGGGGACCAGCTCGGGGGCCAGCTCGGGGACCAGCTCAGGGGCCAGCTCAGGGACCAGCTCGGGGGCCAGCTCGGGGACCAGCTCGGGGGCCAGCTCGGGGGCCAGCTCTGGGACCAGCTCGGGGACCAGCTCAGGGGCCAGCTCAGGGGCCAGCTCAGGGACCAGCTCGGGGGCCAGCTCGGGGGCCAGCTCAGGGACCAGCTCGGGGGCCAGCTCGGGGACCAGCTCTGGGGCCAGCTCGGGGACCAGCTCAGGGGCCAGCTCTGGGGCCAGCTCGGGGACCAGCTCAGGGGCCAGCTCAGGGGCCAGCTCAGGGGCCAGCTCGGGGGCCAGCTCGGGGACCAGCGCGGGGACCAGCTCAGGGGCCAGCTCAGGGGCCAGCTCCGGGGCCAGCTCGGGGGCCAGCTCGGGGACCAGCTCGGGGACCAGCTCAGGGGCCAGCTCAGGGGCCAGCTCGGGGGCCAGCTCGGGGGCCAGCTCGGGGGCCAGCTCAACTGGAACTATTTCGGCGGACAACACTGGTGCGCTTGGGAGGTTTTTTACGATTTTTGCAGCCGGGTTGGGGTTCAATACACGCCAGATCAACGTGCTAGGCTTGACCTTTGGCTTGAGCAATCAAACCAATTGCAGTGGTGGTGGCCCATGAATGGTGTCTGCGTAATTGCGGAACGCCACTCGGTTCTGCACGTAGATGAGCGAGGACGATTGCACTGTGAAGATGGCCCGGCCTGTGCGTATACGGACGGCTACAAGCTCTTTGCAATCCATGGCATCTTTGTCAAAGAACAGATCGTAATGA